CTGGTTATGAGGTACCTTCCGTAGAATCTTTCTATGGTGGCCTATCAAGCATGGCTGGATCGTTACCAAGCTCTAATGTAAATAACAAAGTAGAAGTAACGGTAAATGGATCTATTTTGGCTTTACAGGATTTAGATAAAGCGATCGAAGATGCGATGCTTCGGATTCAGCGACAGAATGGTAATTTAACGCCGGCAGGATCTATCCAGTAATGACCGTGCCAGTAGTAAATGCAGTTATTAACTTTTCAACTGGCCCGGGCTTTGCCCAAGCTTGCCTAATCGATTCAGGTGTATTTGGTACTAATATCTTTGCAGATTCCGCAGCTGTAATCGTTGACGTATCCGATCAAATTAATTTAATTCAGACTAACCGTGGCCGTAATGCTGTGGCCGATCAATTTACGGTAGGTACGTGTAGCCTTCGCATAGTCGATCAGAATGGCGATTTCAACCCACAAAATCCAGCTAGCCCGTATTACGAGCTTCTTACCCCTATGAAGAAGCTATCTATAACGGCTACCTACGGCGGAGTTACTTATCCTTTATTTGCTGGCTTTATTACTGGCTACCAGACTACTCAGCCTAAAGAAGCTACAGATGTAACCCTAACTACCATTACCGCCGTAGATGCCCTTAGATTGGCTCAGAATGCCCAGATAAGCACGGTAACAGGTGCTACCGCTGGCGATCTAACCGGTACCCGTATTAATCAAATTTTAAACACGATCGAATGGCCTACCTCTGCCCGTGATGTAGATGCTGGATTAACTACGGTCCAGAATGATTCCGGGTTACAGAGAACAGCTTTAGCAGCATGCCAAACCGTATCGACCACCGAGTACGGAGCATTCTACGTAGATGCTTCGGGCTCATTCGTTTTTCAAGATCGAGAAGTAACGGTCAGCTCTATTGCTGGTACTCCGGTTTTATTTAGCGATGACGGTACCGGGATTATCTATAAGGATGCCGCATGGGTATTGAATGACGTTTTAGTATTTAATAAATCCACCGTAGTTAGAGCTGGCGGATCTCCGCAAGTGGCCATTAACCAAGATTCTATAGATAAGTATTTTCTCCACAGCTACTACGTGGATAACCTACTAATGCAGACCGATGCCGTAGCTCTAGATTATGCCCGGGCCTATACCGCATCCCGGCAAGAAACCTCGGTCCGGTGCGATTCAATTCAGCTAGACCTTTATACGCCAAATTATAACGCTGGCATAATTGCAGCTCTAGAACTAGATTTCTTTGATCCGATCACCGTCAAAACTACCCAGCCAGGCGGATCGTATTTAGAGAAAACCCTACAGATTTTCGGAGTATCGACGAGAATCACGGCACAGAGCTTTTTGGTTAATTTCGTTACCCTAGAAGCTATCATCGATGGGTTTATAATCGGAACAGAATACGGCGAAATCGGTATCGATTCGCTGTCTTATTAAGGAGATGAAATGCCTACTTTTCCAGTAGTTACGGGAGACATCGTTACCAGCACGATTTGGAACGGTTTACCAGCTTATGAAGTATCTATTAAAACAGGTACTACCTACACTTTAGCAACTGGCGATCAATACCAACAGCTATTAGTCTTTACTGACTCATCCGCTAAAACTGTAAGCATTCCTACAGATGCTACTTTCAATTTTCCAGTAGGTACAGCCATAACAATTCTTAACGATAACGCTACAGGTGATATAACTATTCAGGCTGTTACCAGCGGTACTACGGCGGTAACTTCTGCCGGTGCTACTTCAGCTGCTCCTAAAGTTGGGGCTTTTAAAACTGCCGTATGTTTAAAAATAGCTGCTAATGATTGGGTAATAGTTGGAGCCGTTAGCTAATGATTGGTAATCTAGCAGCTGGATTATTTGGTGGTGCACCTGTGCCATTAACTATTGACTACTTAGTAATCGCTGGCGGTGGTGCTGGTGGTACTGATTTAGGCGGTGGCGGTGGTGCTGGTGGGCTTAGATCAACTTATACAGCAACTGGCGGTGGTGGATCAAATGAATCACAATTAAGTTTATCTAAATCTACAAATTATACGGTAACGGTTGGTGCTGGTGGTGCGCAAGCTTTCGGTGCTGGCGGTAATGGCGTTAATTCTGTTTTTAGCACTATTACTTCAACTGGTGGTGGTGGTGGTGCTTATGTATTAGCTGTGACTGGTAGTAATGGTGGTTCAGGCGGTGGCGGTGGCGGTGGCGGTGGCACTTCTAATGGTGGCACAAAAACCACAAATCAAGGTTTCGATGGTGGACAAGGTAACGATGGCGGCGGACAAGGTGGCGGCGGTGGCGGTGGCGGTGCTGGAGTTGCTGGCTCAAATGCTTCCAATGTAAACGGTGGTAATGGTGGTAACGGTATTTCTAATAACATAACTGGTACAGCAACATCTTATGGCGGTGGTGGCGGTGGTGCTGGAAAACAAGGCACGAGAGGTGCAGGTGGAACTGGCGGTGGCGGACAAGGCGATCAAGGATTAACTGGCGCAGGTGCAGCAGCAGGTACAGCAAATACTGGCGGCGGTGGTGGCGGTCGTTCAACAAATGCAACAAGCGGCACAGCGACAGGCGGATCTGGAATTGTAATTTTAAGATATTCAAATGTTTTTACTATAACTATCGGTGCAGGATTAACTGGCTCTACTGCAACAACTGGCTCGGACAAGGTAACCACAATTACTGCCGGTACTGGAAATGTGAGTTGGGCATAATGGCACACTACGCATTTTTAGATAAAAACAATATCGTTACAGAAGTTATTACTGGAATTGATGAAACTGAACTTATTGAAGGTTTAGACACAGAAACTTGGTATGGCAATTTTCGTAATCAAGTCTGCAAGCGTACAAGTTACAATAATAATTATAGGTTTAATTATGCTGGTATTGGTTTTATTTATGATGACGATGCAAATGCTTTTATAGCTCCTAAGCCAGAATGCGGCCATGAAGAATTAACACTAAATCAAAATAACTACCAATGGGAATGCGAGAACGCAGAGCATGACGTTAACTTCTTATAACGGCTGGCCAGCCAGTAAAGATAGAGCTGAAATTAAAATTAAGAGCTATCAGGTACCAGGCTGTAAAACAAAATTAGCATGCGCCGAAGGTGCAGCTCCATTATTAATTGGTTTTGCAGCTGAATTCCATAAGCTAATAGAGCCTATCGATGAAGGTACTCTGGATGATTGGGGCTACGCCTTTCGTATGGTAAGGGGTACCACCGACAAGCTGTCGAATCATTCAAGCGGTACAGCTATTGATCTGAATGCTCCTAAACATCCTCTAGGCAAAATAGGCACTTTCCCACCGGAGAAGGTACCGATGATCCGGGCCTTATCTGCTAAGTACGGCCTAAAGTGGGGCGGAGATTACGTCAACCGTAAAGATGAAATGCACTGGGAAGTCAACCTAAACCCGGCTAAGGCCGCAGCTCTTATCGTCAAGTTAGGATTAAAAAATGGCTAATGCCCAAGTAACTGTAACTACTACCCCTACCCTTTTAGTAGCAGCTGATCCGCACGATCAGACCGTCATCGTTAGAGCTGGATCCTCAGATGTATATATAGGAAACGCTGGCGTAACTACTTCTAACGGATTCCTATTAGAGCATAAAAGCGTAGTAACTTTTCCGCTAGGAGCTTACGAAGCTCTTTACGGCGTAGTTGGTAACAGCACGGTGCTGGTAGAGATTTACTCCGTAGTAAATTAAGGAGATCTCATGGATCAATTTAAGCAAGTATTTTTAACCTGGCTTCGTGCCTCTGTAGCTTCTGTCGGTGCTCTATATCTGGCAGGTACTACAGATCCTAAGACCCTAGCTTACGCCGGCATCGCTGGCCTAGTCGGGCCTTTATTGAAGTATTTAGATACATCGGCTCCAGAATTCGGCCGTACTAAGTAATTAAATGAAACGGCTAGTAGGGCTGGTCATCCTTTCGCTGGCCCTAACTAGCTGCGGTTATCAAGGATGGATTAGGTATGGATGCCAAGAATACGAGAACTGGGAAAAGTCTGAATGCAATCCGCCGGAGTGCATACCTACCGGAACATGTACTAAAGACATCTTTGGAGAAACCTACCCACAAACCGAAAAAGAATAGATTAGATCCGCAGGATATTCATGCCCGGCTGATTTTTATGATCGGTGCAACTTTATCTTTAACTTTCTTCTTAGTAAGCGTAGGGGTAGTTTATTCGCTTATGTATATTACCCAGCCTTTAGGTGCTCAGGCTCCGAATGATGCAGCTTTTATAGATCTACTTAAAACCCTAGCTATATTTTTAACAGGCTCACTAGGTGGCGTACTGGCTGGTAATGGCCTTAAACCGAAAGATAAACCTAAAGATTCTATTTAGGCCGTGTCGGTTCTTGCGCTATGTCGGTGTCTAGCCTTACTCTTTTATAGTTCGTATCAGACGGGTACGACAGTAAGGGCTACTAATGATAGAAATTACATGGGGGCTCCAGCTTATTTATTTGCTGGGCCTAATGAGCCCTATTCTGTTTATTGCAGGATGGGCTAAAGGTTATAAGGATGGCCATAAAGAAGGTAAATGGTCGGGTAGGCATGAAGCACAGAAAAGCCTAAGAAGATGATAGTAAAGGCTCCCGAGGGTCGCTGGTGCGACTACTGTAAAAACGAATGGGGCAAAGTTAAATACGACGGGCCGGGCCAAACACAATGGCACTTAAAAGCTAGGACCGCAGCTGTCGTACTTTGCATCTCAGAAACTCCACTAGGTAAAAATAATGAAAGAGCTTACTGTGCCGAGCATCGAGCAGAGTTAAGCGAATGGGCTAATGGCGAAGTATGGCCTTTAGTAGATCAAATGGAGTATGCCAAAAAGTTAGACCCAATCAAACTAAAAAAGGAGTTATTAGCTAATGTTCAACTTAAACGATTATGAAGATGTGGCCACTAGAATTAAAAGGGTCCACGATAATTTTCCGATGGTTCGATTTAACGTAAGAGAGTTAAAAATCGATCATCAAGCCGGATACTGCTACGCCGTTACCGAGATCTACAGAGATGCTAACGATGCCCAGCCAGCTGCGGTAGATGTTGCGTATGAAGCTCGTAGCGATCGTGGCGTAAACCGTGATTTCTGGGTAGAAAACTGTATTACTTCTAGCTATGGCCGGACCGCTGGCCTATTGCTTGGTACAGATAAAAGAGCTACCCGGCAAGACATGGAAAAGGCCCAAGCTAAAATCATGGAGCCAGTAAAGAGCGATATTAACGGAGCCAGCCGACAAGCTGCGGAGCCGGTTGCTAATGCTATGGCCTTACTAGTAGATCAACTAGGAGCTGAAGAAGTAGAGAAGCCGCCTATCTGTAATCACGGGATAATGGTGCTAAAGAAGGGTAATAAGAATAATCGTGATTATTACGGTTATACCTGCCAACTAGGTAAAGGCGCAGAATCTTGCGAATCTATCTGGTACAAAATAGGAGCCGACGGTAAATGGCATGCGCCTAAAAAACCAGCCTTTGAAGTAAAGGCCGGCCGTAATCTAATTAATGAGATGTTACAAGGAGAATCATAAAATGGGTTACGTCGAATTTAGCACGGGCGGAATGGCTTTTCGTATGGAAGGCGGTGCGGTCGTATCAGCTGTACCAGCTAAGAATTGCGATGCTTGCTTTAATG